AAAATCAATAAAAGAAGACGGACACATGGATGTTCCAAGTTCAATAAGAATGTGTAAAACAATTAGTGAAGATGCTAGTCAAATAGAACAATCTCTTTCATCAAGAAGTGATGAAAATTTAGACACATGGTGGACAAATAAACTTGCTGTTGCAAGTAACTCGATGAACAAATTAAGAGACTATATTACTACACCAGTAGAAGAGGGAAGAAAATCACGATATGGAGTAACACCTTCAAAGAAAAGATATGACCCAGATAGTGGTGAAATACATGATGATGAAAGTGCTAACAAGCATATCATTATGCAAATGAGAAAGTCTGTTGATTTGAAAGGTAACTTTAAAGTAGAATTCGAAGACGGAAAGAAACAAAAGGTACCATTAGATATCGCACGAGCAGTAAGTAATAAGTATAATATGATTAAAAGACCAGCAGAAAAAGAAAAATTTCAAAAGGCTGCTGGAAAGTCCTATAAAGATTTACTTAAGGCATTAAAGGAGAAATAAATGACTTATTTTAATAGAAACTCTGAAGGTCTTGAGAATAAAATCAAACAGATTTTCGGTGAAACAGTTGCAAAAGAAGGCAACAAATTTACAAAAGAACTAATGGCTGCAAGAGAGAATGGTAAAAAATTCTTTGCAGTTAACGGTAAACAATACGAAACAGAATCATATAAAAATTACAATGAAGAAAAAGATGATTTCAAACCTCATATGATGTATGACCCAAAAACAGGTAAAGGTACTATGGCGAAAGTTATGGATGACCACCTAAGAATGAAGAAAATGGGTTACTCACACGAAAAGCCAAATGTTAAAGAGACTAATAAGAATGATAAGTCTGACGATGGTGAAGGTATGGACGCAGTTCAACCTAAGGCAGTAAAGAAAAAGTTCGCTGACAGAAAAGATAAAGATATCGATAATGATGGTGATACAGATTCTACTGATAAGTATTTACATAAAAGACGTAAAGCAATCTCTAAAGCAATAAAGAATGAAGAAACTAATGCTTTAAAGCAAATGGCTGACGCTTGGGAAAGTAAACACTTATCTATGAAAGAGGCTCTTAAACAAGTTTGGGAAAATCAAAAAGAAGCAATGAATCCAGCACAACAGGCTGCAATTGCAATTTCCAAAAAAGAAAAAGGCGAAAAACCAAAAGATAAACAAGAAAAAACTATGACTGGTAAGAAAGAAACCAAAGTAGAAGTTAATCCAAAGGTTTAAGATGATTTCACTTGTCGAAGTACAAAGGACAAGTACAGAGGATTTGCCACAAATATATTGTGACATGGACGGAGTTCTGTGTGATTTTATAAGAGGTGCGAATAAGGCTGTCAATGGTTTATTTGTAACTGCTGATAGAGATACCCGTTGGGATAAGATTATCGCAGGTGGTTCAAAGTACTGGGCTGATTTAGAGTGGATGTCTGGTGGAAAGAAATTATATCAGTTTATCGCAAGATATAATCCTAAGATTTTATCTGCATATTCTGATAAAATGGCGGCTAACTCTAAAAAAGGTAAGTTGCAGTGGTTACAGAAACTTACTAATATTAAACGAAAAGACACTAATTTAGTGTTGCGTGACCAAAAGAAAAGATTCGCAGTTACGAATGATAGACCAAATATTCTAATCGATGACTATAAAAAGAATATAATAGAATGGGAATCAGCGGGTGGTATAGGAATATTACATGTAAATACTGCGAAAACTCTATCTGAACTCAAAAGACAAGGGTTTAAATAGTATAAATAATGTTAAAAGATTTTATAAAATCACATAAAGGAGACTAACATGGGATTATGGGGAGTAACAACAGCCGAAAAACCTAAATTCTTGCCTGATGACAAGAATGCAGCGGGTTCGTCTGGTGCCAAAGAACACGCCATTGCGGTTAAAGGCGGCTGGGGTTTAACACCTGGTCTCGCTGCTAGTGGTAACGACAATAAAGATGCACAACCAGAAATACTGGTTTGTGTAAAAAATTTAGCAGAGGCATTTGGTTCTGCATCAATCATAGGTATAAATTGGACTGACGCAACTGTCGCTGATACTGGTACATTTGATATCACAGTAACATTTGACGAAGCAGTAGATGTAACATCAGCTGCTTGGAGTGCCAACCAAACAATTACAAACAAAGCATATATCTTACTATCAAGAGTTGGTAAAACAGACATGGTAGAAGATAGTACAATGGCTTGTATGTACTTTTCTGGTTCAGGTTCAAACCAATTAGTATTCAGAGGAACAGCTCAAACTAATGCAGCTGCAGCTCACCTTGCTTTCAATGGCGAAGGCGTAGGAGATTCAGGTATTGTAACAGGTATTAACTTTGATGGTTCAGCAACATTAGACGAGGAAGATGGTTCTTCAGCATTGAGTTTACGTTTAGAAAACGGAACTTCATTTGGTGGAAAATTACTTGCTGAAGGTAGTGCTGGTAAATCTGCAAAAGTTAACGGTGCAATCACAACTGCAACAACAGCATTAGTATTAGATAACAACTCTGGTACAATCGCAGTAGGCGATGTTGTAACTGTAAAAGATACATCAACTCTTGCAATTAATGATACTGATGGCAATACTGCAATTTCTACAAACAATGACTTAACTGTAACTGCAACTAATGGTTCAACATCTGTAACATTAAGTGAAGCAATTACAATCGCAGATAATGTTGATTTAATATTCAACACTAACGGTGGTGAAGAAATTATTGTAGATGCTCTAGGTTTTGGAGTAGCAGGTCCAGCATTTGCTACAAGAAGCGATATTATGACAATTACTAGAACTGGTGCCGATGAATCAGTAGGTTTCACATTAGAGGAAGCAACTACTGACTTAGCAGGTATCTCTAACCAAGACGGACATACTTTCCAATTGGTACAAGAATCTGGTAACGCTGCCGATGACAATAGTGACGGTAGAAACGCCGAAGTAATCAATGGAGACGCACTGGTTGTTGAGACATCATTAAGTGATTCTGCAACATTCCTTGCTTCTGGTTCTTCATCAGGTACTGCAAACATCCTAAGAGGTGTAGATGTGGCTGCCTCATAAGGCGTATAAATAAGTTTACTACGGATTATTCCGTTGTATTAATACATATGGGGCCCCTAAAAAAGGCTCCGTGATGTAAGATAGGGGCAACCTGATTTCTTACAGTAGAATCCCACCAATAATATGGTGGTTAACATAAAAGGAGACCTTAAATGGCTGATTTAAAAATCACGGCATTAACTTCACTAGCAGCTGCTTCAGCGAGAGAAGATTTATTGCACATAATCGATGACCCGTCAGGAACACCGATTAACAAAAAAGAAACAGTTGGAGATTTTTTCAACGCACTTTCAACACCAGTAACACTTGCAGACAGTAACGTAACTTTAACAGAAGCGCTACACGCTGGAAGAATTTGTATTACACCAAACGTAAGTGCTAATAGAACATATACATTACCAACACCAAAAGTTGGAATGGAATTTAGATTTATTGGTCCTACAGGTTTAGCTGCGGCTGATGGTCATTCTGTGATTATCGCTTCAGGCGCTGGTAACTCAATTTTCTTTAAAGGACAATTAGTACACCACGATACAAACCAAACTGGTCAAACATCAGCAGTTATTTTTAGTGACCAAGATTCAAATGAGACACTAACTTTAGCAATTGCACAAGCACACGATATTACATGTCTTGGTACATCAACTACTACATGGCAACTATCTGGTTTTGTGGCATCTGACACAGCACCAGCATTCGCTGACTAAGAGTAATTAATACTTTTTTGGGGGCTCTTTTTGAGCCCCTAATTATTCACACATATTATTATTAAGGAGTGATAATCATGAGTTTGGAAACAGACAAAATAAAAGCAAGACTTGATACACTACAAACAGATATGCAAAAACTATCTGCAAGTATTCAAGACCTTGAAAAAAAGAAATTAGAAGCAATTGCTCAATTGAACGCATTTCAAGGTGCGGCTCAACAATGTCAAATGTTTCTTACAGAAATTAATAATGAAAAGGCCTCGAGCGACAACCCTGGTGATATGGGAACACTTCCTGATGCACCTGATGATAAGTATGAAACGAATCAAGAAAAGGATGACGCTGAAGCACCAATGTGATTATAGTGTATGCTATAAGTAAAATTCCTCAAAAGAGGTATAAATTAAGGAGACGGTAATGGCCGATAAGAAAATTACAGCATTAACAGACCTTTCAACAGGTATTGCTTCTGCTGATTTACTACATGTAATTGATGACCCTTCAGGTACACCAATTAACAAAAAAGTTTCAGTAGCAAACTTCATTAACAACTTACCATCATTTATTGGATTTTCAAATTCAGTAGAAGATATTTCTGATGGTTCACAAACAGCAATCTCTGTTTCAACAGCATTAACTCTGTTACAAACAGCAGGTTCTAACGCAACAACACTTGCTAACGGTACAGTAGTTGGACAAATAAAAATCATCGTACACGATACTGATGGTGGTACATCTGTTCTGACACCTGCAACAAGATTAGGTTATGCAGACATCAACTTCGCAGACGATGGTGATACAGCAACCTTGTTGTGGACAGGTGCTGCTTGGGCAGTTCTATCAACAGTGGCAATGGCCAGTGATAGTGGCTTAGTGGATATCGCTAACTAATATATACTTTTATGGGTGGGGATTTATTTCCCCACTCTTAAAAAAAGTTAGGAAAGAGCAAAATGAAAAATTTTAAAAAATACATCGATGAAGCTGCAGGCGTTGGTACACAACATCAAGGGTTCCAAATGGACAATCAAATTAATCCAGCTGCACTTGCAAACCCAGTAGTAATACAAAGATTAAATGCATTTGTTGGTGCTATCGTAAACGAACAAACTAAAATTGTTGAAGATGCGATATCAATGTTAAGAAGCAAATTGATGAGAGTTGGATTACAATTCGGTGAAGTACCTATGTTTGAAGGCAACACAGGTTCATACTCACTACCTTTGTCATTGTTTGGTGGAAGATTCGGAAAAGATGAAAACACACCTCATGATGAGTTTCTAAACGATGATGGTATTTCTAGTCAAGTGGAAGGTGGATTATCACTTAAACTTAGTTATGAAATGACAGAGGCAAATTGTTATAAGATTTTCGCAAAAATAGAATAGTAAAACATGTTCGAGAAGATTACTTCCGAAAATGTCATTATGTTTGCGATAAAGAACTATAACAACCCACAATGTGAGGGTGAGTTAGAGTTTCATGATGATTTGAATAGGTTTAAATATATTAAAAGATTGTTCAAAAAGTATTTTGAAACAGGCGAATTAAGAGAACGCTTGTTACTTAATCACTTTATAATAATTAACAATGTATTTACCTCAACTGCCGCGGTTACTTTACTCTTGTTTAAAGTAGAGAAACAACATTGGGGTGTGATGAAATCTTTCCTAGTTTATTTAAATATGATTGAGAAACACGAATTAACAGATGTTCAACATGATGAACATGCTTTGGAAATTTTAAGGGGAATATAATGGGTAGAGCAGTAGATTTATTTGTAACTTATAGATTTATTAAGTTACTTACAACACCATTTGAAAAGATGCCTGCGTATAAGTTAGGTGTCATCGATAAAGATGGTAATAGAGTTTTACAACCTAAATCTTCAAAACCAGCCGTTGAATTATCAACATCCGAATTACAAAGTTCATACACAATACTTCACAAATTAGTTTTCAATATTAAAAAGATTTTTATGAAAATACCGGGTTTGAAAACAAAAGTCGGAACATATGCGGCTGCATTATTCCTATTAAAAGATACATTTAAAGAGGAAGTATCAGACCCAGATATGTTTGAAAAAGAGTTTATTAAGTATCTTAAAGAAAATAATGTTGACTTTGATGACGAAATATCAGAAGAAATCATTGGATTTGGTGAACAATTACCAAAAGGACGATATCGTTTAAAACAAGATATACTAAATAAACAAGAAGAGGAATTAACTGCTAAGAAGGGTGATATCGTTATTGCATTTGACGATGAAGCACCTGTCGATACAGTATTAGGATTAGAGATTTTTTCAGTAGTACACGAAAAGTCACAAGAAAAAATCTATGTTAGTTTGGAGGATTTAGAAAATGCGTAAGTTTATAGAAGTAACACCTTTCTCGGGTAGACCAGTGGATGAAGACGCACCAACAAACGCAACGGGTACTGCTGTTGCTGGAACAGGTGATGATAGTTCAGTTGTACCAGTAAAAAAGAAAAAAAGATTAATAGACGCAAGAACAAAAGAATATAGAACACATGCTGAAAAGTTAGCAAAGATGCGTGAACGAAGAAGTAAATTGAAAGAAAGTGTTTTATCAAAATCAGATAATTTTGAACGAGCATTATATATGGTCGAAGATAACATCAAAATGTTAAAAGACATAGTTAAAAAGAAACAAAACAAATCAATCAAATTTAAAGACGGCACAATGAGAGTTGACTTAATGACTGCAAGTACAATTACCCAAGTATATGATAAAGTAAATACATCAAATAAAAAGAAAATTGAAAACATGGTAAACAGTACTAAAAAAGACTTTCTAAAAATATCTAATGCTGTATATTCTATAGCCAACAAAAGATAATATGCCCCTAACACTTAAAGAGTATGGTCTGGCTTATGAGCCTTCAGGTAGAAGTCAAGCATATGGACTGTATGAACCTATTGCTGATTTAAATGCATCAAAAGAAAAGAAAGTTACTCAATCAGATATCAACCAATTAGAAAAATACGCAGATAGATTATTTGCATCATTAAATATAGATGTAGAATTTACAAAACATTTTATGGACAGAGTGAACGATGCAAGAAATCAAAAACAAATTACCCCAGCAGAACTTACAAGACTTTTCAAACAATCCTATAAAAAGTATGGTAAGAAGATTGCTAAGTTAGGCCCAGATGCAGAAGCAGTTATCAATGATATGCAAACAGATATCAATATGCCCTTTGCACTAAAATTAGACGGACAAGAACTTGACCTTATTGCAAAAACAGTAATGAGAAAAAAGGACTTTAAGACGAAGGGCCCAAAGATGAGTTTTGAACAGTTCAGAAATGAAAGTTTGTGGGCGAATATACATAAAAAACGACAAAGAATCAAACAAGGTTCTGGTGAAAAGATGAGGAAGAAGGGTGACAAGGGAGCTCCAACACCTACACAATTAAAAAGAGCTAAGGGAGATTAAAATGGAAATAATAGATTTATTACTAGCGAATGAATATTTGCTAACAGTAAAAGCATTGGCAACTAAATTTTGGATGTGGACAGTATTAATCACATTAATTATTGTAGGTTTTATCATCAATCTTTTCGACAAGAAAAAGACAGATGGTCGTGTCAATTTTAAATACACAGATTACCCACATATGAAACCAATCAGAATTGCTACAAAAGGCAAAGGTTTTTTTGCAATGATTAAAATGTGGCTTCTAGGAGTAAGACATTGGGAAATCACAACAGATTTTTCATTTTCAGTAGAAGGAAAAAAGTTTATCATACCAGCAGGTTTTAAGTTCGATGGTGCAAGTATTCCAAAATTCTTGCATATGTTTTTATCACCAGTCGGGGTGCTGTTAATAGGTGGTCTTGTACACGATTATGCGTACAAGTATGAAACCTTATTAAGAAGTAATAAGAAGGATACCATGGGTAAGTTATCTCAAAAAAGAGCAGACCAAATCTTTAGAGATATAAACATCGAAGTAAATGGTTTCTTCTTAATGAACTATCTAGCATATTGGTCTTTAAGACTAGGTGGATTCATGGCTTGGAATAAACATCGAAAAAACGGTGCCAAGATATAACAACCATTATAAGGAGAATCTTATGAATTGGATAAAAGGAAGAATAAAAGAAATGTCAAGTTGGTCAGGTGCAAGTCTGATTGCCTTAGGCATGTTAATAATACTTGGAGGCCCTTTCGTAAACATACTAGCATACGCAGCTGTAGTTTGGGGAGCTCTATCCATAATTAAGAAAGACTAATTAATTGGTAGGCATTAGATTATTTTTAATTGGTATAGTCGCCAGTGCTTTAATAGGTGCTGGCTTCTATGTTATGAAATTAAGAAGTGATAACGAAATATTAAAAGCAAATGCCATTAAGTTGGAAGATGCGATTACTGACCAAAAACAGTTAATCGAAAATCAACAAAAAGACTTTGAACAGATTCTAAATGCCAATAAGGAAATGACAATTCTTATTGACACACTAAAAAAAGATTTAACAGACTTAGATAAAAGATTTAATAAAAAGAACAGAGATTTTGGTAAACTTGCAATTGAAAGAACAAAATCAATTCAGAGAATTACGAACAGCGCTAGTGATAGAGCAACTCGTTGTATTGAAATTGCTAGTGGTTCGCCATTAACAGAAAGTGAAATAAATGCTACAAAGAAATCTGAAATTAATACAGAGTGTCCTAGTATCGCTAATCCTAATTACATTTCTTACTAGTTGTAGTTCGGTTAAAAAATTAGAGATATTTAAAGAGGAAGTACCAAGAGCAAAACTTAACTTGGAAAGTCCTAAACCTTTAGTTCTTGAAAGAATAGAGTGGCATGTCATGACAAGTGAAACATCTGAAGAACTTTTCGCAAAACTTGAAAAGGATGGTATTGACCCAGTTCTATTTGGCATAACAGATATAGACTATGAAATGTTAGCTAAGAATTTTGCAATTATTCGTAATCAATTATATTTAACAAATAAGATACTTGACCAATACAAAGACTACTACGAATCTGAAGAAATTACGGAAACAGAATAATATAAATATACTTCGATGAGAGGAACTATAAATGTCTGACGACCAATACAAATTAGATATTGAAATGCTGAAAAGAGATGTTTCAGAAATGAAACTTATTCACAGTCGTATAGATAATGCAATAGATAAGATATCTAATGTATCTAACTCTATTAATAGAATGCTCGCAGTTCATGAAGAAAAACTCACATCTCAAGAAGAAGCAATCATAAATTCACAATCACTCGTTGAAACTCGAAGAGCAGAGTTTTCCAATGAAATCAAGGAAATTCACGACCGTATTACTAGTAATAACAAACAACTTACTCAATTGATGTCTGAACAACATCTTGAACAAACACAGGCGCTAAACGGCCTTAAATCCGATATTTTCGGGCGTGTAGCAGTATTGGATAAGTTTAGATGGTTACTTATAGGTGGTTCAATAGTAGCTGGATTTGTTATACACAAATTAATGAATATTGGCATAAGTATCTCTTGACAATCACTTATTAACCTTCTAGAATTGAGGAAATGACGAAGTATAAAGTACAAACTCACAAAATACATGTGAGACATCTAGAAGTTAGTGCTGAATCAGAAGAAGAAGCGATTAAAGTTGCTCACAAGATAGTTGACGGTTTGACGCACCAAGTGCCTAAAGTTACGTACGAAAAAAAATTAAAAAGTATAAGAAAAGTCAAAGAAATTAATTGACAATCCCACCTAAGTGTGGTATAGTTTCATCATGGATATGTATCTACAACAAAAGTACCTGCTTTTGTTATCTTCACAATTAGGACAGTTTAAGAAAAAGAGTAACAATCTCTTTAATTTTCGATGTCCATATTGTGGTGATTCACAAAAACACAAGAACAAGGCAAGAGGTTATGTCTTTGAAAAGACTAATACTCTTATTTACAAATGTCATAACTGTGGTGTGGGTACAAATGTTCCTAAACTTATTAAACATGTAGATGAGAAGTTATATAGTGAATTTTGTACAGAGGCCTATCGTGCAGAGATACCAAAAGATATTGCCAGAGGTGAAAGAATTGATGAAGAAAAGTTATCCACAAATGTGAGGAAACTGTTAATGGAATCTAATTCTAGATTACGCAGTTTGAAAAAAGTTTCACAACTAAACCCTGAACATCCTGTCAAAAAATTTATTGAAGATAGAAAGATACCGTCTGATAAACATTATCTTTTATATTTTGCCCCACAGTTTTATAAGTTTGTAAATACAATTAGTGATAATAAGTATCCTAGTTTAGTTGGTGACCATCCTAGATTAGTGATACCTTTTTTTAATGAAAAAAATCAATTATTTGCTTTGCAAGGAAGGGCATTCGGAAATGAAAATCCTAAATACATCACAATCAAATTGGACGAAAATCAAGAAAAAATATTTGGAGCTGATAGAGCAGATTGGAATAGAAAAGTTTGTGTTGTGGAAGGCCCTATTGATAGCCTTTTTGTTGATAATTGTATTGCGACTGCTCAATCTGACCTAAGAGTTTACAGAGACAATGTTGTACTAATACCAGACAATGAACCTCGTAATGTAGAAGTTGTTAATCAGATTACAAATTACATTGATGAAAAATTTGATGTTGTTATTTGGCCAGAGTATGTAAAAGAAAAAGATATAAACGAAATGATTCTTTCAGGAAAAACTGAAAGAGATATTAAGGATATTATTGCTCAAAATACCTTTAATGGTTTATTGGCAAAAACTAAATTATTGCAATGGAAAAAAGTTTGACTTATTGTGTAAAGGCCTTTGATGAAATTTATTCTGATAATGCAAATCGTTATAGATTGTGTTGTCATGCAGATATTAATAAAACAATATCTCACATGAATACAACAAACACACTACCATTTGACTATTTTTTATCAGATGCAATGGAAGAAATTCGTAATGATATGTTATCAGGTAAAAAGATACAAGGTTGTGAAGGATGTTATGAAAGTGAAAAACGAACAGGTTCTAGTCATAGAACTCATTTTAATAATATCACAGAAAATAATATAGAAGTTAACAATGTTATTACAAAGTTAAAAAATTTTGGTAGTCGTTGTAATCTTGGATGTTATATGTGTCGTCCTTATGATTCATCGACAAGAAGACAAGAATTAAAAGCTGCAAACTTAGTAGATACATGGAATGATTTAGGTCTTGCAGAGTTTGAAAGAGAATGGGTGACAAATGTATCATCAACAGAGATTGATAAATTTAATCAAAATATTTTAGAAAATCTTGACAAAGTAAAAAAGATTAAAATATTTGGTGGAGAGCCTGTTTTACTAGATAGAATGTGGCAGTTCTTAGATAAGATAGTCTGGCACGATGCACAAAAGATTGAAATAGAAATATGTTCTAACTTGACACAAATAGAATATAAAAAATGGTCATTAAAAGAACTTGATAGAAAATTTAAGAAACTAAAACTTATTGTTTCTTGTGACCACTTTGGTGATAAACTTGAATTTATTAGATATCCCATAGATGTAAAAGAGTTTGAAAAAAACTTAGAGATTATGAAAGACAATGTTATGATGATTAATTGTACTGTGAGTGTACTAAATGCATTTGACTTGAAAGAAATAGAAGAATACTATAAAGATTTTAGAGTTAATTATGAACCTGTATATAGTCCAGCATCTTTATCGATAAAGAATTTACCGAACAAAGAAGACATGATTTATATACCTAATGACTTGATACGAAATGAATTATTGAAAGAAACTAACGATGATGAGTATAAAAAAGGAATCTTATATATACAAGCGTTGACATCGCACAGAAGAGGGAAAAATGAAAAAACAATATTGTAACATCAAAATCGACACCGACAGAGACCAAAACTTTTCAGACCAAGCACAGAAACTTTTAAAAGATTATTATTGTTTAGATGATGAACCTTCTCCACAATACGCACTAGCAAGAGCATCAAACGCCTACTGTTATGGTGACAGAGAACTTGCACAAAGAATTTACGATTACGCATCCAAAGGTTGGTTTATGTTTGCATCGCCAGTTTTATCAAATGCACCTCTTCCAAACAAAAAACCAAAGGCATTACCCATTTCTTGTTTTTTAACTTATGTACCAGATACATTAGAAGGATTAATTTCTCACACATCAGAACTTAGATGGTTGTCTGTTAAAGGTGGTGGAGTTGGTGGACATTGGTCAGGCGTTCGTTCTGTATCAGATGTTGCACCAGGCCCATTACCATTTATGCATACAGTAGATGCAGATATGCTAGCGTATCGTCAAGGTAGAACTAGAAAAGGAAGTTATGCGGCTTACTTAGATGTATCACACCCAGACATTGCAGAGTTCTTAACAATTCGTATTCCAACTGGTGACATTGGTCGTAAGTGTCTAAACTTACATAATGCAGTTAATGTTACAAATAAATTTATGGATGCAGTTAAACAAGGTTTAGATTGGGAACTTATTGACCCACATGATGGTACTGTTAGAGAAGTTGTTAAGGCAAGAAAGTTATGGGAACAAATTTTAGAAACAAGATTTAGAACAGGCGAACCTTATGTCAACTTCATTGATACTGCAAATGATAAAATGCCAAAGGCACTAAAAGATAAAGGACTAAAGATTCATGGTTCAAATCTATGCAACGAAATTCATTTACCTACTAGTGAAGATAGAACAGCAGTTTGTTGTTTATCATCTCTTAACTTAGAAAAGTACGATGATTATAAAGATTCAAATATTGTAAAAGACCTTATTACATTTTTAGATAATGTATTACAATTCTTTATAGATAATGCACCAGATGATTTATCAAGAGCAAAATTTTCTGCAACACAAGAAAGAAGTCTTGGACTTGGTGCTATGGGCTATCATTCCTATTTACAAAAACATATGATACCATTTGAAAAATCAGGACATATTAATAAAGAAATATTTTCTTGGATAAGAAAAGAAGCAGACGAACAAACTGTACTCTTAGGAAAAGAAAAGGGTGTTGCACCAGATATGGAAGGCACCGGAAGACGAAATGCTCATTGTCTTGCAATTGCACCTAATGCTAATAGTTCAATGATAGTAGGAACATCACCATCTATTGAACCTAATAAAGCAAATGCATACACACATAGAACTAGAGCAGGTTCGCATTTAATGAAAAATAAGTATCTTGAACAGATACTTGAAAAACACAAAATGAATAACGCTGAAGTTTGGACAGGTATTGTTACCAATGCAGGTTCTGTACATCATCTTGATTTTTTAGATGACGAAACTAAAGAAGTATTCAAAACTGCTGTTGAGTTAGACCAAATGAGATTGGTTGAACTTGGTGGACAAAGACAAGCTTACTTAGACCAAGGTCAATCATTAAATTTGTTTTTTCCAGCAGGAGCATCGAAGAAGTATGTACAGTCAGCACACATGAGAGCATGGGAAAGTGGTTGTAAAGGACTTTACTATTTAAGAACGGAAGTTTCACATCGAGCAGAAAATATTGCTTCGAAAGTGAAGTTAGATAAATTAAGTGATTTTTCAGACATCAAAAAAGAAGAAGAAGAATGTCTGGCTTGTCAAGCATAAACATAAAGGAGAAATAAGAAATGGATGTACAAATATATTCAACGCCAACTTGCGGTTATTGTCTAAACGCAAAGAATTGGTTTAATGAACACGGAATTGAGTTTACTGAACACTCGCTAATCAATGAAGAAGAAAAGTTAGAATTTTTCCAAAGAGTTAATAATGTAGAGGAAAAGATAGGAAACAAGGCAAGTAGTATTATGTCTGTTCCACAAATTTTTGTGAATGGTGAAAGAATTGGTGGTTATGCACAATTGCTTGAAAGTTCAGAAAAGATTCTTAAAAAAAGAGGTGGTGGACTTTACAAGTTTAACGAAACATACAAACCTTTCCATTATCCTTGGGCAGTTGATTTTGTTCAAAAACATGAAAAAGTTCATTGGATTGAAGATGAGGTTGACCTATCCGAAGATGTAACAGATTGGAAAGGCGGCAAGATGACTGATATTGAAAAAGAATTTGTAACACATGTTCTTAGACTTTTCACACAATCAGATGTTGCTGTTGGACAAAACTATTATGACCAGTTCTTACCAAAGTTTAAAAACAATGAAATAAGAAACATGTTAGGTTCTTTTGCATCAAGAGAAGGAATACATCAAAGAGCATATGCATTATTAAATGAAACACTTGGTTTACCAGACGAAGAGTTTCACGCATTCCTAGAGTATCAAGAGATGGCTGACAAGGTTGATTTCATGATGAATTCAAATGTAAGTACAAAAAGAGGAATGGCACTTGCACTTGCTAAATCAGTTATGAACGAAGGTATCTCATTATTTGCATCGTTTGTTATGTTACTAAACTTTCAAAGATTCGGTAAGATGAAAGGTTCTGGTAAGATTGTTGAGTGGTCAGTAAGAGATGAATCAATGCACGTTGAAGGTATTGCACATTTATTCAGAGCATTCTGTGCTGAAAATGCTTCTTTAGTTGACAATGAATTAAAGAAAGAAATCTATGAAATGTCAAGAAAAGTTGTTGAACTTGAAGATGCGTTTATTGAATTAGCATACAAAATGGGTGAACCAGAAGGTCTACCTAAAGAAGATGTTAAGACATATATAAGATATATCGCAGACAGACGATTACTACAACTTGGATTAAAGACAAACTTTAAAGTCAAAGAAAATCCGATACCATGGTTAGAGTGGATTTTAAATGCCGCAGACCATACAAACTTCTTTGAAAATAGAGTGACCGAGTATGAAGTCGCTGGATTAACTGGTGATTGGGGTGTTGCTTATGAAGACCCAAACTCTAAAGTTAATTGTGACGCAGATGAAGGTACATGTACAGTAGAAGAACATAACCATGATAAATTTGTACAAGAAAGTTTATTCTAATGAAAAAAAATATCTTATGTGAGGACTGCGAAGCAACATATGATATTAAACACACTTTAGATTCAAACTACTACATAATTGAGTACTGCCCATTTTGCGGTACTCAACATGATTTTGATGAAGAATTAACAGCATATGAGGATGAAGATGAATGAAAACACAATCGGCCAAAGCAAAGGGTCGTAGATTACAACAATGGTTTCGTGATTTACTGATTGAAAAGCTTAATATACATGAAGAAGATATAGAATCTAGAAGTATGGGCGCAGGTGGGGAAGACCTCATCATGGCCCGTGCGGCTAGGGAAAAGTTTCCTTATTCTATAGAATGCAAAAATCAAGAGGCACTTAATATTTGGAAGTCTTATGACCAGGCCAAAGAGAACTCTGGTAAGTATGAACCTATCGTAGTATTAAAAAGAAATAATACTAAACCCCTAGTCTTAGTAGATGCAGATTATTTTGTGAGGCTACACGACAAGTCATGATACATGTCTGTATGGTTCGTTATGGTAAAGAACTTAAAGGTCATTCTACAACTAAATTAGTTAAAGACATAATTGAACCTGTAAATAACAATGTTGAAAATGTAAAGTTTCACTTATTATCAGATACACCAATGGTTGATTTTTCAAATGATGTTCAAATTGTTAATCATTATTTAAAAGAAGAAGAAATCAAAAGACATAATCATTGGGTTAAATCTTATTTCTTTGACCCAGAGATGTTAAATGCAGATAAACACGATGAAACCATCGTAGTAGATATTGATATGTTCTGGCATGATGACCCTAGTTGTGTTATCAACTTTCCTATTAAAGAAGGTCAATTTGCAAGTATGCCAAGATGGTGGGCAAAAGATAAGATGAAAGATTGTCCTATTAGTGGAAATTTTTATAAATTTAAATCTCATGAATTTAAACATGTTGCAGAAATATATAAAAAACATTATCATTATTTTAAAAAGTTTTATTGGAAAAATGGATTAGTAGATAGAGAAGATTTAGGTGAACAAAACTTTGTTTGGGATATGGTTAAACATGCTGAACTTTTATTACAACCTGCACATTGGTGTTTTAAAGAATCACCCGAATACCCCGAAAGATATATCTATGCATTTGAAAATTACACAGGTGACAAGTATCTAGATTGGTATGATAAAGCAATTTGGACACATTCTAGAAAGGGTACCTATTGAAAAAAGTTTTAGTATTAACTGCACACCCAGATGATTTAGAACTGGCGTGTGGTGGAACAGTTGCAAGATTTGTTGATGAAGGTGTTGAAGTAACAAACTTAATTGTTTGTTCAAATGTACCTCATAAAAAATATGTGCCTGAATCTTCGAAGATACTTGGTTTTAATCCACTATATCTTGAACATAGAGATGAATCAATAACAAGAGAAGTTGTCGCAGAAATTGAGGCATTAATTGATATATCATCCTATGACTTACTCATAACGCATTGGAAAGAAGATTGGCATCAAGACCATAGATTCTGTCATGACTTAGGAAACAGTTTAAGACGAAAACAACCTTTAAATGTATGGTATATGAATGCATATCCTTATTGTCAAAAGTACACTAGTTTTGATGCAAATGTCTTCGTAGATATTACTAAATACATAGAGCAAAAGAAAAATTCCATTTTATGTTACAAAAATGTATCAACAAAGTGGACGAAAGATACAGAGCATCTTACTGCTTATCGTGGGGCTTTTATTGAAACCCAACATGCAGAAATATTTAAAGTAGATACTCTTATCGTATAGGAGTAATGTCTATGGATATTGTTGAAGTATTAAATCAATACGGTTTTGCAACCCTAGCCGCAATAGGTATGGGTTACTTTATATACTTCATTTATACGTATATAACAACTCAAGTTAAAGTTAAATTATCAGAGATGAGTACAGTTCTTATTGCTTTAATCGATAGAATTCGTATGTTAGATAATGATTTGATTAGATTGCGTTCTAAATTGAATACAGTTTTAACTTTAAGAGAAATAGAAAAATCAAAGAAAGATAAAGAATAAATACTAATATGAACAATAAAGAAAAATATTTACCCGGTCTTTTTATCCTAATAATCGTATTCATAGCATGGTTAGTAAAACCTGTCTATGCAAGTGAAATGTATTTTGAATTTGGTAACCCTGCATTTAGTGGAGATGGTTACTCTTCTCATGTACTATCTGTTGACCAATTACAAGAACAAAGAAGGCAAAAAATGAAAGATGAGGCAAAATCAGCAGCCTCAGCTGCAGAAAGAGCAGAAAAAAATAAAACTGTCAATAAGTTTATTGCAAATGTCGAATCAAGAATCTACGCAAACTTATCAAAACAATTAGTAGATAATATGTTTGGAACAAGTTGTGATAGTAGTACAACAACATGTCCAACTAGTGGTACTTCGGAGATAGAGGGTGCTACAATTGCTTGGGTTAAAGATACAACTTCCGATATAATAACATTAACTGTTACTTCTGATGATGGTACGATTACTGTTATAACAGTACCGATAGGGGATTTTGTATTTTAAGATAGATAATGGACAATATATTCTTTACTATACTTGCTGAATTTGGATTACCTGTAGCAGCCGCAGTTGTTATGGGATATTTTATATTCTTGATTTTAAAATATATACTTGAATCTGTTATAGGTCAAGTATCAGGAATGCATGGAATTATTATGGCGTTAGACAATAGAGTAAAAAACATGAATAATGATATGATTAAATTAGATATTCAAATATCAGATGCATTGAATTTGAGACAAGATGAAGAGAGAATAAGTAGGGCAGATGGTAAAGAAGACGCAAGGAGAGACTAAAGATGAAATCAAATATTCAGTCATACATTGGGGTGATAGTGTTGATTACATTGACCTTGTTATTAAGTGGTTGTCAAACTTCTCAAGGAAATAAATCAACATACAAAGGTTCTATGCCTTATATTGAAGGTACACCAACAATAGACTTGTTGCATGATATACCTGATTTAGATAATCAACCAGTAATTACTATTGCAGTTTATGATTTTACAGACCAGTCAGGACAAAGAAAACCAAGTACAAAGTTTTCTCAATTATCGACAGCAGTAACACAAGGTGCTGATGTCTTTGTTATTAATGCATTAAAAAGTGTATCTGGTGGTGATTGGTTTCAAGTTATCGAAAGAAAAAATTTAGACAATCTTGTTAAAGAAAGACAACTTATTCGTTCAACAAGAGATTTATATGATGGTGAACAAGAAATAGAAAATATACTTAAACCACTTCTCTTTGCAGGTTTAATAGTTGAAGGTGGAATTGTAGGATACGACAGTAATACTAACTCTGGTGGTTTTGGTGCAAGATACTTTGGTATCGGTATAAATGATGCTTATAGAGTTGACCAAGTAACAGTTGCCATGAGACTTATATCAGTACAAACTGGTGAGATATTACTTACAACAAATGTAACTAAAACAATTGCAAGCCATAGTGAAGGTGGTGATGTTTTTAAGTTTTTAGATATGGGAACTAAGGCATTAGAAGTTGAAACAGGTGTCGCAGTAAATGAACCTGTAAATTATGCAATTCGAACTGCAATCGAATATGCAGTTTTAAATATTATAATGGATGGTGAAAAAGAAGGATTTTGGAAATTTAAGAATGAATTAATAGAAATACCAAAAGAAAACGAAAATAAAGTTGATAAAAACACCAATAATGTGGAAAATCAACAGGTAGAAGTCATCGAAAAGTCCATAGAATGGGCCGATGAAGACCATCCAATACATAAATAATAACGAACAATATAGTTCAAATGAGGGAAAGACATGGTAAAAATAATAGGTTTCGTCATGTTTATTATGTTTTTAATAATTCCGGTTAACGCAAACGACATTTATGTAACACAGTCGGGTGCATCATTAACCTTTGATGTTTTACAAGACGGACAAAATAACACGATAGGTAATAGTACAACTGCTTCTGCATCTTCTGGTGCTACCACTAGTTTGAATATTGACCAAGTCGGTGATAGTAATGTTATCAAATATCAAATTAATGGTGCCACTTATACAGGTGTTATAAACTTGACTGGTAACTCAAACGATGTAGACCTAAATTGTGATAGTGGTAATAATAACAGTTCATGTGGAAACATAACTGCTAACATAACCATGACAGGTTCATCAAATGATATAGACCTAGACATAGGTGAAACATCTTCAGCCGCAGGTTCAACTGTAAATATTACAGGTGCTTCAGGCTCAGATAGTAATGTCGTAGCGGCAACAGTTGATGGTGTAAGTGCTATTTTAACTATTACAGTAAATGGCGACACTAACAATTACTTAATTGATATAGACGGCGATGGTGATACTATAGGTCACACATTAATTCATTCACATACAGGTTCGATAGCAGATGTCGATATTACACAATCAGGTGTATATGATAATATGATTAACTTAACAACAAGTGGTGACAATGCAAATATCGATATTATTCAAAGAGACTAAAACAGTCGTTTTAGGTATTTTCCTAATCTTATTCAGTACTACGCTCTATGCATCAAGTATAGGTGATGTAGTACTGAAAGAGGGAAATTCAGTTATTCAAAGAGAAGATAAAACAGAAATTGAAGTAGAACAAGACCTAGATGTTTTTTCTTATGATACAGTTAAAACAGGCAAAGGAAAACTTGCTATTGAGTTTTTAGACGATACAAGAGTTGACGTTACTTCTCATTCTAAATTAATCATAGATGAATTTGTCTATGACCCAAAAGCAAAGACAGGTAAACTATCCTTAAAGGCAACTTTAGGAACGGTGAGATATGCCTCAGGTCAAATTGCAAAGAACTCAGCACAGAATATAAATATAGAGACACCAACTGCTACTGTATCAGTTAGAGGTACAGATTTTGCAATGACAGTTGATGAGATAGGTTCATCAACAATTATATTATTACCAAGTTGCGACACAAGTGGTAATTGTTTTGTTGGTGAAATTAGTGTAGAATCTGACGCTGGGTTTGTTATAATGAATCAAGCATTTCAGGCAACACAAGTTGATACGCCCGAAAGTAAACCATTATCACCAGTGATTTTGGATTTAGATGAATCACTTATTAACAACTTGTTAATTGTAAGACGACCGCCAAAACTAGACGACCAGATTCAATACGAAAAGAATCTAAAAATGATAGGAAACGCACTAGATATTGACTTTTTAAAGTTTGATGATTTAGATGTTGATTTACTAGAAGTTGAAGAAGACGAATATTCTAATAGATTAGACATTGATTTTTTAGAACAAAACTTTTTAGGTGACATATTGGCAGAGTTAAATAAACAATTGGCCTTGCAAATGAGAAGTGAATTTGATAAAGTAAAAGACAAAAGAAAAGAAGGTAGAGACGAGTTTGGTATCTTATTGATAATAGAAGACGGAAACTATATATGGGAACGAGAAGATGCATCAGGAAACATAATTAGATTAAAGTTAGACCAAGAGAATGGATATATAATAAATGTTACACAACAAGATTTCGAAATTCGAGATTACACATTAGGAGAGGGAAGTAATGAAATCAATATTATACAAAATCAGTAGTATATTAATAATCACATTATTAGTTTCATGCACATTTAAAATTGAAAACACAGAAGCCAATGACTTAACACTATCAGTCACAGGTAATACAGCCACAGTTAATATTTTGCAAGATGGTATTGATAACGATATTGATGTTTCAGGTAGTTCATGGGTTGGTGGTAGTTTAGATGTTCAACAAGTCGGTAACAATAATGATGTTGATGTAACAGTAACCGGAGGTAGTGGTTCTGGTAGTTCCTTAAACATCTATCAAACAGGTAATGACAAAACATATAACTCTACATTATTTTGTAATCATACTTGGTGTACTTTAACAGTTAATCAATGAAAAAAATATTCACACATTGGACAGTTGCATTTGTAACTTTATTTACTTTAATATGGATTGGACTACAAGACCCACAAATCAAAGAAATTCTTAGACTAAAATCATTCGACCTTCTCTTTCAATCTCAAGATAAAATTATATCTAATGATATTGTAATTGTAACGATTGATGAAAAAGCAATTGAAGTAAATGGACAATGGCCGTGGGATAGAACTGTCATGGCAAATACAATTATAAAATTAAGACAACAAGGTGCAGGTGTTATTGTTATGCCTATCTTATTTTCAGAACAAGATAGAATGGGTGGTGATGAATTTTTTAGTCAAACACTTAATGGTAATTTTGTTGTTGTCGCACAGACAGGTTCACATCAAACAAGTCAAAACGGATACCCAAGAGGAGTTGCTAAAATTGGTAATCCCTTAGATTGGTTATTTGAATGGCCAGGTATGGTTGGGCCAATTCCACAAATCGGTGATAACGCCGCAGGTGTTGGTACAACAAATACAGCACCAGAAGTTGATGGTGTTGTTAGAAGAATGCCTTTACTGATGAAGATAGGAAACGATGTTTATCCAAATATTGCAATAGAAGTTATTCGAGTTGCAGTTGGTGACCCGAGTTATCAAGTCAAATCAGGGGATGCAGGTATTATTGCAATGAGAGTACCTGGGTTTGCAACAATCAATACTGATGCAAATGCAAGAATATGGTTAACATGGAATAAGTCTTACCCAGAAATATCTCTTGCAGATTTAGATACAAAAGAAATTAGTTTAGAAGGAAAAACAATTGTTATTGGTATGAAGGCAGAAGGTTTAGGTGGAGTAATTGCTACACCAACTGGTGCTCAATATGATTATGTTGTTCTTGCTTCTACTTTACAAACAGTTGTTGATGGTACAAATATAGAAAGAGTTGATATATCTTTCCTTGCAGAATTAGTAACAGCATTCCTAGTAGGTGCATTAATTATTATATTAACAAGATATACGGCATATTGGTTCGTTGGTTTAATAATGATTGGTTTCTCAGCAGGTGCTGTGTACGGAACATATTATTTCTTTACAAACAAATTGATGTTAGTTGATGCTACATGGATATTAGTTACAATACTCTTTGTAGGATTACATAGTATCTTTAATAGATTTATTTTAGAGTTTCAATTAAAACAACAAATTAGAAAACAATTCGAAACTTACTTAGACCCTAGACAGGTTGCAATATTACAGAAAGACCCAAGTAAATTAAAACTTGGTGGTGAAAGAAGAGAGATGTCTTTTCTGTTTATGGACATAGTAGGATTTACACCAATTTCTGAATATTATAAAAACAATAATAACCCAGAAGGTTTGGTAGAAGTTATTAATGATTATTTAAATCGTATGAGTAAAATTGTTTTAGACAATGGTGGAACGATAGACAAATACATGGGTGATTGTATTATGGCTTTTTGGAATGCACCATTAGATAATCCTAATCATGCTGAAATGGCAGTTAAGACTGCGATTGAATGTGCAGAGGAAACAGAAAAACTAAAACAAGAATTTAAAGAAAAAGGTTTACCAGAAATTAATATAGGTTCAGGTGTTAACACAGGTACTTGTATTGTTGGTAATATGGGAAGTGATACTAGATTTGACTATTCTGTTATTGGTGATGCAGTTAATCTTGCAGCCAGATTAGAATCAGCAACTAGAAACTACAAAGACGAAAATGGCAAAGTGTTGCCAACACTATACTCTTCTTATACTATGGAACAACTCTATAATACTAAATCAGTAGAAGTAGATAAAATCAAAGTTAAAGGAAAATCAGAGTCGGTGACAATATATAAACCATTAATCGAAAGGAAATAATAATGGCAAGAGCAATGAACACTACTTCGGTATACGAACCTAAAGTTAAAAGAACATCAATTGGTAATGGAAAAGTAAAAATGAATTCCATGAATAAGAGTAAAAGAAGAGATTATAAACCATATAAAGGACAAGGCAAATAAATGGCAGTAGTATTATGCGACAAATGTGACCACTGGTGTCATTGTGGAATGACTTGTATGGATTGTGCATGTTCTCATTGTAGTTGCGAAAATTCCGAATAATTTTACTGTTTTAAGGGCCGCTGAACGGGTGGTTAGGGGTCTGCCCTAGTGATACTATCTAATCAAAATGCCCGAAAAATAAGGGAAAAATTAACCCTTGACAAATACCTCTAAAGCCTGATACATTGAATATAGATGATAAAGAAAAGAGGTAATATAATGTTAAACGTGAAAACGCAAATACAAAAAATGAATCTTTCTCAACTTAATGAACTTTCACAGTTTATTAGGGAAGTGAAAGTTATGAATGCGAAAGCATCCATTACGGTTGGACAGAAAGTTTATGTTGTCCAAAAGACTAAGAGACAGTTAGGGGTTGTCGAAAAGATTAACCAAACGAAATGTCTTGTTAACTTATCTGGTACTGTCTATCGTGTACCAATGTCAATGTTGGAGGCTGCTTAATGAGAATGTTTTATTCAGACGAAGTTGGAAAGAAACTTTACCAACAAACTATTGAGTACAAAGTACTCATTCAACAATCTGTACTTGCTTCTAATCGAATGGAAGCAGATAACTTATTTCTCAATGGTGGTGGAATTAACCATGATGAAATCAACAATTCAGTTACTCTTCAAACGCATGGAGTTGAAACTGAATATGTAACTGCGGCATTTAATCAAATAACAGTTGACCTAGACTATCTGGGTACAGTTGTTGAAAAAGATGACGAAGTACAACTTGACATGTTCATGGATGAAAATCAGGAGGCCGCATAATGACAATTAATCCCTATACAGTAACCGAAGGGTTCTACATTGCAAACATGAATTACGGTGACACAGGTGATGGTTATAAATTAATTTCATCTGATACAGTTGAAGGCCCTTTCGAAACAATTGATAATGCAAAAGAAAAACTAATTAACCTCTATGGTGAGGCTGGAGAGTTTAGTCATTTACTTTATCAAATACATGGGCCTGTCCATAAACCTTATGGATATGAAACGGTGTGGTATGATTAAGATATTATTTTATATTATATTTGCTATTGTTCTATGGTGGTTAATGCCATGGATATTAGGTTTATCAATTTTACTATTAATTTAACTAAATAAAAAAACAAGGAGTGCTATGAAACCAAGATTTAATAATCCGAACGACAGAAAAAAATTCGAAAGGCCTGAAGGACTTCAGGTGTTTGTCAGAGATGGCAACATCGAAAAAGCATTAAGACAACTTAAAAGAAAAGTTAAAAATGCAGGTCTCGTACAAGAGATAAAAGAAAGACAACATTTTATTCCTAAGTCAGAAAAGAAAAGACTGGCCAAAAATGCAGGTAAAAAACGTTGGTTAAAAAAATTAGCAAAATTGGACAATGACTATTGATAACGAATATGAAAAATTAAAAAGAAAATCTTTAGACAATACTATGTCAATGAGTGTCAAAGATGCCGTACGATATTTTGAACTAAAGGAAAAATATGGAAATAGAATCGGAAATAAAAAAGAACAACATCATAAAGGGGCCATGGAAAAGAGTGGCGAACATATCACCTCAAGAGGAAAATCAAGTAAGAGATGATATTGAATTTGTTGAAGAACTTGCCGAACAAATTGTAGTTAATGCTATTTCAATCTTTCAAGAGAATGGATTTGATGTAGGTACTGATACCATGAAGAGATATATTCCTTTTTTAAATGAATGTATTCGTGCTGTAACATACAAAGAACTTGGTTATAAGCACATTTTAAACGATTTAGTTGATAAAATTATGATAGAGAATAAACTTGACAATAACAACAATACCTCGTATCATAGTATAAATATTAATGAAGTGAAAAAACTAATAGAGGATATATGATAATTTTAGATATGAATCAAATTGCCCTGGCAAGTTTGATGATGCATTTGAACATGGAAAAAAGTACTAAACCTGACGAAGGTATCGTTAGGCACATGATACTTAATTCAATAAGAATGCATCGACAAGAGTTCAGAGGTGAGTATGGTGAAATTGTATTGGCATATGATAGTAAACACTATTGGCGTAGAGATTACTTTCCTAACTACAAACAAAATCGTAGAAGAGCCAGAAATAAAGATAACAAAGATTGGGAATCAATTTTTGAGTGTCTTAACAAAATCAAACAAGAACTAAAAGATTATTTACCTTACAAAACAGTTGAAGTGCATGGTGCAGAAGCAGACGATGTTATTGCCACTATTGTAAAGAAATACCCAGACGATAAAATTATGATTGTTTCTGGTGATAAAGACTTTATACAACTTCAAAAATATCCAAATGTTTCGCAATATTCTCCTATACTAAAAAAAAGAGTAAATGGTGAAGACCCAATAGAATATATAAAGATACATATTTTAAAGGGTGATTCTTCAGACGGAGTACCAAATGTATTATCAAATGATAATGTGTTTGTAGAAAATCTTAGACAAAGACCCCTAAGTAAAAAGAAAATAGATGCATGGAAAGATGGTAACTTTATGGATACAATGGCAACCGATGAGGTAGTAAGAAATTATACTCGTAATAAAAACCTTATTGATTTAGAATGTATTCCGATAGACATTGAAACAGATATTGTTAAAGAATTTGTTGAAGCACCATGTGGCGATAGAAGTAAAATGTTAACTTACTTTATCGAAAATAAATTAAAAGAGTTAACAGATTCAATAGGAGATTTCTAATGGTTATAACTAACAACTCAAACGCTACTTTGTTATTTTCAGAAATATTAGACAAAGTACATAAAGCAAAAACAAAAAACGATAAGATAAAAATATTAAGACAACACGACAACGCCTCATTGCGAATGGTGCTTAAATCATCATTCGACCCAAATATAATATGGGTCTTACCAGAAGGTGATGTTCCATATGTAGCAAATGAAGCACCTGCAGGTACTGAACATACAAGACTTGCAACAGAGGCAAGAAAATTATGGCATTATATTAAAGGTGCCGATAATGATACCCCACAACATAAAAAAGAAATGATGTTTATACAAATGTTAGAAGGTCTACATGAAAGTGAAGCAAACCTTCTTTGCAAAGCAAAAGATAAAAAAATACATCAAATGTACAAAGGACTATCGAAAGATGTAGTAAAAGAAGCATTTGGTTGGAATGATAATTTCGCTAAACCTTAATGAGAATAGGCCCTCATTATCATTTAACAAAAATACCCTTTACTGCTAAAGATATTGGTAAATTAGAAGATGCCAAAACTCTAGGCAGTAGTGGGTATACAGTTAGAGATTCAGAGATAAGTTGGATTAATGATAAACCAACTTTAAATAAGTTTTTAGAATTTACTAAAGACATCAACGCAACCACAGGTTGGAACTTCGATATCGATGCTATCGAACCTTTACAATATACAGAGTATAAAAGTGATGGCCAATATGGTTGGCATATAGACCAAAATTCAAAACCATATGCAGACGGAAGAATTAGAAAGATATCATTTTCTTTAATATTAAATGATGAATTTGAGGGTGGTGAATTTGACTTAGAATACGAACATCCTAACAAAAATCCTCGACATGCGACATTCTGTCTTGGCAAAAATGAAGTAATTTTCTTCAAATCAGACTATTGGCATCGTGTAAACCCTGTAAAATCGGGCATTCGAAAGTCTCTTGTAGGGTGGATTTTAGGAAAAAAAGTTTAGCAATAACCCTTGACAATACCCCCTTTTATCTGGTAATATATAATTATGAATGATGATAACGAGGTATTAAAAATGAGACCACAACTAAGAAACATGTTACTATCAAGTAACTCTACCGGACCTGCTACCAAAGAAGAAATTACTTTAGGATTTATGACAGATGATGAGTTTATCACAAATCCTTTTTGGAATGAGAATATGACAGAGGAAGTTAATCCAATGGAATATTACTTATTATCAAAAGAGCAAGTTGATGAAATGATTGCTTTTAACGGACTTGAAGAAAATTACGACTTCATGTCAGAAAATTTTTTACTACAAAACAAACAATAATTAGAGAGGTATATATTATGCAAATAGTAAAACAAGACGCAAAGACTATCGAAGAGGGATTTGAACTTCTAAAAGAAGCCGCAATCCTAGATTACAATTCCTTTATGAAAGATAACGCATCCATGCAATCTGAATTTAGAGATAGTTTCAGATTAGAAAATGGACAAAAATACGCAAAGGTAATTTCAAAAAATAGTGTATTTGCCTTTATCGTAAAAGAAGACATGAAAACAAAGTATGGACAACCAATGTTTAAGAAGGGTGATATTCTTAAAGCTGCGAGTTGGTCTGCTCCGGCAAAGAACAGAGCCAGAGGAAACATCTTAGAGGGTAACTATCCTATTCAATGGACAGGCCCATTATACTTAAATTAAAAGAGAGGTTAATGATGAAATATTTTTTTGGAACGATGACTTTACTGGCTGCCATGATGGCAGTCGGTTCTATCGATGGCCCAACTGGTGCAGAAAGTGCCAATTGGTTAGGTGCATTGATTTTTTCAGTAATAATGATTATGAGTGGGGTCATAACAATTGGATTGTCTATTAAACAGAATTAACAGTTTGGCACTTGCGACCTCTCAATCATCATCAACAAATGCAAGTGTCTAGTAGGTCGTATATGATATATGATGAAAATGTGAACGACCTAGATGTGTGGGGTATTGATAGTCTTATACAATGCCCCAACACTAAATATTATCATAGGGGGGTGCCTACAATGAATGTATGTCACGTCTATGGTGGTACAAAAAAACAAAAAAAATTAGTAGAAGATACGATTTCTTGGTGTTTTAAAAAATTAACACCTAGACATCGTACAATTTGTATCAATGTAGAAATACAAAAAGACTTTGAATTTCATGGCGAATGTTCAGTTGCCAGTGGTAGAAATGAGTTTGATATGGTTCTTAGGCAAACTCTCAATCAAGAAGATTTTTTAACTACTATCTTTCACGAAATGGTTCATATTATGCAATATGCCAAGGGTATGATGAAAGATAGAAACTCTGATGGTTCTAAGGTATATTGGCGTGGATATGAATACACAAATTATCCTTAT